TCGTGTTCGTTCTCTAGTTCTCGAACACCATACTCTGCGGCCCACTCTTCATATGTCTTGTCGGTACACTCACCGAAACCAAGAGCATCACAGAGTTCTCGTTCCATCACTTCAAGATCCTTCACATCGCCTGGCATCTCGAACTCAAACATTGGGAAGATGAGATCATGCCTGCCTGGCACGGGGTTGGGTTTCTGTCGATAGGAAGTTGACACACAGAAATAACCAGTGTCGATGGGCTTGTTCAGGAGTTCATACTCCAACCACATCTGACCAGTCTGTGGCAGAGGCCACACCTGTCCTGAGTAATCATAAGTTGAAACGGTGGTTGGATCCTCACACGCTGCAAGAATCGAAAGACGATTCTGGGTGTGAACCTCGACGAAACCCTTGTCCAAAAAGAAGTTTCGCATCTTACCAACTGCGGTCGTAAAACTAACGGGATCAATTAACTGAGTCATATCACTTCTCCATAATAAAGTAATTCTTGTATGTAGTCAAACTTTTCGCCAACGATTTAAACGCATCGTTGCTTCTAAACCAGAAACCGCATTGTCATCCATAATCTTTTTGATTTCTTTTGGTGTCATTCTATACACCATGTCATTGATATCCTTGTCCTTGATACCATTCGGCCAAATACACACTGTCTTTCCCTGCTTGATCAGGTTCTCATTGAACTTCACAATCTGGGGATTGCGTGGTTCGTTGTCAAGAACATAAACCATATCAGTGTTTGCAAATCGAGCAGGTTCATTCTCCACCGAGGCGGCACCCACCATCGCCACCGTGTTGTCGATGAACAAACTGTCTAGCGGTCCTTCCACGACATACACACGCTTCTTTGGGTTCGCACGCCACATACCATACCAGAGTCGTTCGATAGACTTGTCCGACTTCACGGTGATGTAACGTAGTGTAGTGCGGGCATTATATTCATCTTTCATTGACAACGATCGACCCTGAACTGCAACTACATTATCCTTCTTGTCGAAGAAAGGAATGACGAGTCGTGGTTCTGGTCCAGTTGTCTTTGAGGGATTGAACTCGGGGTCCACCAACTTCATGTAAGCATAGAAATTTTCTGTGAAGTACAACATACTGTAGAACTTCTTTGGAATTCTACGCATCTCCACAAACTGTCGGCAGATGTGATCTTCAGGAAGATCCTTCACGCACTTCAGTGGTTTGAGTAGATTGTGTTTTGGTTTGAACTTTGGTGCAGACATTTTAAACATTTCTTCTACTTTCGGTTTTTTGTAATTCGAGTTTCCGTTATGGCCTTCTTTCCACCTTTCCATTTGATATTCTTTGACGAGTCCCGGAGACACACTCTCCAAGAATCTATACAAAGAGTGGCCAGCACCACAGTTATGACACTTATAGAAGTAATCACTACCCTTCTGGTAAAAGAATCCACGAGCTTTGTTTTTGTTTTTCTGCGAATCACCGCAGATGGGACACCTGCAATTTGCTAAGGTTTCCGACTTCCATTTGAATTTATCCAAATGAACTGATGCCATGTTTATGAATTTTTTATCTATGTAAACTGCCATCAAAATTTCCAATCATCAACAACTGTAGAAGTCTTTGCAAATTTTTCTTCCATTTCCGTTTTCATGTCCTGACCAGAGCCAATCAAAGTTTGCTGTGATGGATCAACATCGCTAAATTTCATCTTAGACCTGTTTAATCCAAGAACGAACTTCTTGTTCACAGCAGCATCATTATATCTGTTTTTAAGTTGCTTTACAAGTATTTGATTCAATTCTTCCAATTCCTCGGTGGAGATCAAAGCAAACATGAAATCTGCTGTTTGAGGAAGCCCAAAGGATTCACTAGTGTCTTCCAATCCCATATCACTATTAGAATAACCACCTCTATTTACTTGTGTTGCAGTGAACAATGGGACATTGTGTTCCACTGCAAGTCCTCTTAATTCTTCCGCTATGGACTTCACCAAAAAATATGATCCAATGTTTCCACCCTTAAGTCTTGCGGATGCACAAATGTTCAAATAATCAATAAAAATAACATCAGGAATAAAATTCTTTTTGAGTTTTAATTCTTCCAGAAGAGATCGAAAGTGATTCGCTGTCGCAGTTGCAGTTGGATACTCTTTGATAATAAGTTTACCCTTAACTGTCTGTTTAAGATTCTCAATCTTCTTGTCATATTTATCCTTACCAAGAAGTTTCAAATCACTAATATCAGTATCCAAAAGATTTGCATCGATTCTTTCTGCGATTCTTTCTTCTGCCATTTCACATGTTATATAAAGAACATTGTTGTTCTGTGCAAGACAATGTGCTGCGTGGTGACACAACCACATAGATTTACCCACACCCGTACCGGCCATAACCACATTTAGAGTTTTAGTCGGAGTGCCTCCTCCGGTGATATCGTTGAAAAAATCTAAGTCGAAAGGAACTTTCTTTTCTGTTCTATTATAAAATTCAAAGCGAATTTCTGAATCTTCAATGTAATCGTGTCCGATGTGAGTATCAAAAGAAACAGAAAGTGCATCAGAAAGAATCGTAGGAATAGATCCCTGAGTTTTCTCTTTAGATTTTCCGTCGATAATCTGAATGGATTCCATAATTGCATTATAAACTGCTTTGTCTTTACAAAACTCTTCAGTTTCATCTTTTAGCCATTCTTGATTCAACGACTCGTCATCATGAAATGACTCCAAGTACTCTAGAGTAGTTTGAAATTCACTTTCATTTAAGTCCTTTCTCTTGTTCAACTGAATATTAACTGCATCTTTAGTGGGTGATGCAGAATACTTTTCATAGAAAGAACTTATCTCAGAAAAAATTACTCTATCGATTTTGCCATGAAAATATTCTTCTTTCAAGAAAGGTATAATTTTCTTAGCATAATCAAAATTGTAAACTAAGTTCTCTAAAATAATTTTTTCTGTAAATACAGATTCACTCACCAGAAAGTTCCTCTTCATCTGATCCATACATGAATTCTTTAGATGCGATATTTTCGATTTGCTTCATTATATCATCAGTAAAATATTTTTCCGGATCCTTGTACACGGCCTTTTCATAAGCCTTTGTCCCATCAGGAAATTCATACCGCGTAGAAACCTTTTTAACTATACCATATTTTTCTGCTAGAGTCAATAATCCGTAGTAAGGATGAAGTCCACTTTCATAGTTTAGCATGACATCTACCATTGCATTTTCTTTGGTAAGCCTGGACTTATAATTCTTGCAGTGAATAATGTTACCGATAACATCAGTTCCTTCTTTCACTTTTTTCTTCGAAAGAAATACGATTGTTGATGCGGCATATTTAAGTCCTGCACCACCACTCATCTGCTTTGTTGGGAACATGGATCCAACTTGATCATAAGTGTGATTTGTCATGATCATGGGAATACCAGCGTCTCCTAACTTAAGAGTTAACACACGAAAGGTAGCCTTAATAACTTGAGCGCGAGTCATGTCTCTGGTGGTCTTTCCCTCGGCAGTGTCCGACATTTCTTTTTCAGTAGAAAGCATACCGAGAGAATCTAGACAAATCAGCATTGGTTTTTGTTCACTCTTAGGCATTGCCTTATACTTGTCTACGATTTTGATCGCTTGGTGTCGGAAATCCTCCACAGTTGACACCGGCATCACAGCAACTCTGTTTGGATCAATTCCTCTTCCCTTGATCATATCGGAAGTTACGGCTTGTTCAGAATCAAAATATAAAACTACTCCTTCGGGACGATCACGAAGAAATTTAGCAACGATTCCGAGAGTAAAATAGGTTTTACCTGTAGCAGATTCTCCCGCAATAGCAATGATTTTATTATCAGGAATACCACCGTAAATAGAACCACTGAGAATAGCGTTAAAAATGTAACATCCGGTATCCACGAACCCACTAATATCTGAGCCAGCAAGACCATCATTAACGACACTTGCATACTTATTACCACTTTCTTTAATCAAATCATCAAGCATTAATTTCTCCGTATTTCTTTCCGATCTTTCTTTTGATATTTTCCGAAACTTGCTTTCGGTGCAAAAGATCATCGTATGTTTTCAAATCTGTTTTACTGTCTTTAATTCTAGCAGAAACACTTCTCTCTGTCAATAAACATTCTTTCTTTATAAGGTAATATAGAAGTTGTGTTTCTTCTAAGCTAAAATTAAATTTCATGTGTTCATCATTCATTTTTTTATTATCCAAAAAAACTTTCTAGTGTAGATTTCTTTTCATATTCCCACCCAACTGCGTTGAGAATTGTAGAGAGCGGATCGAGGAAACTGGTTTTAAATTGCTTTTCATAATCGATGTAAGGTTGCAAATTGAATTCTTTTGGTATACCGTTCGGAAAAGAAAGAACATGATCTTTTCCGTAAGATCCTGCCAATGGATTTGGTGTTTTGAGATATATGAATTTAATCTTATCGCCATCGATTATTGTTTTATACTTTCTACTAAGTTTCATTTTTCTGATATAGTGATTATATATCAATGCGCCCTTAACTGCAATTGGAGTTCCCTTCGCATAGATCTGAGTGCTGTCTTTGTACTTCTTTACATTCGAAACACCACGCGGAAATGCGATTACCTCTGGTTCCAAAGACTCAAATTTAGTTTTGAACTTTTTAACTGCTGACTGTATCTGTTTCTCATCTCCATTCATCACTATCTTTATCATTTCCTTCAAACTGTCACGAACCACTTGAGGTGTGGATGATCGAGAAGTTTCAATCCCCATAATTTTTACTTTTGGTTCTTTATACTTAACTCCCTCAGAATCAAATACATTCAGCATGTATCTTTTCTTTGCAGTCCAAACACCAGTGGAAGCGATGACTTCCCGCTTCATTATCATTTTGTTAGAATAAGCATTCATCAACTTTGCCAATTCATCATACTTTTGTTCAATATATGGTTCTAGAACTTTAGTAGAAACTTTGTCGAGATAATTTACAATATCATCTTTGGATTGATTATCACAATTCATTTGAACTAATTTATCCAAACAAATGTAAACACTGTCTGTATCGGAAGCAATAACATAATCCTCATTATCTGTTTTTAGAATTTCATTTAGGAAAGAATTTAACTTACTTTCTATCCATCGAATACTCAGTTGTCCAGACAATGTGATCGCTTCGGCCATTTCGACATCATAATATCGAAACCACTCGTTCCCAATCGCACCATAAGCGGAGTTCAATTGAATCTTACGAACCATCTGGAAGTTATTGAACTTTGCAATTTGAAAATCCAATTCTTTGTTGTCTGGATCTTTCTCTTTCTGCTTCTGACACTCAATCATCTTCTTCTTGTACATTTTGCGCTCTACATACATCTTTTCCATAAGTTCCGCAAGGAATCCCTGCTTGTCTCTGCGGTAAAGTGTGGAGTTTGCAGCAACACAATACCCTTGACTTTTCTTATCTTCAATGAAACTCATCGAAGATTCGTCTCTCTCCAATATATCCTCAACATCAATTGATCTTCGGGACGAGATTCCCTTGATCTTTGTGTCTGGACTAATATTGTACTGCATAATCAAGTGAGGATATAGACTGTTCAAGTCAAACGAAACTATCCAATCATGTTTACCAACAATTGGGTTTTTAACATATGCCCCTGCATACTGCGTATCTTTTTCTGAAAAGTTTTTCGGAGGAATAATGATATTCTTTTCATGCAGATAAT